GCCATGCTCAGCCCCTCCCCTCGTCGGGATCGTCGGCATGCTCAGCCATGTCGGCGTTGTACTTCTTCGTGGAGATGTCCAGCGCCGCGCCGAGGAAGATGCCGAGCGCCGAGATGGTCGCGCAGATCTCCGCGCCGTAGGAGAAGCCCCAGATCTCGGTGAGCGCCGTGATCAGAGTGACCAGCGGCACCGCCATGAGGCTGACCTTCTTCAGAATATCGTATGCCTTGTTGCTCATCATTACCTCCTTACAATCCGATCCTGCTCAGGATCCAGCCGACCAGTCCGCCGGCGACAGCTGTGACGATGAGCCATGTGAGCTTGCGCCACTTCTCGCCCGGTTCCTTCTCGATCTCTTCGAGCCGGTCGCTTTGCCGCTTCAGCTCCTGCGTCATGGTCGCGATGTTCTGTGCCATGACTTGAACGGAGGACGCCAGCTCGTTCAGTTTGTCGAGCGCGCCCTCCAACTTGTCGATCCTTTTGTTCTGTCTCGTGTTCTCGTCGTCGACGCGCTTCAGCCGCTCGTCGAAGATGTCCGTCCTTACGAACTCGTCCATCATGCCACCTCATGCCAGCCGAAGACGCCCGGCTCCCATACGTTGTTGTCGTAGTCGCTTATCCAGTGCTTGCCGTTGTGAGAGACCTTTGCTCCTTTCGGATAAGCGTCTGTTGCTCCAGCAGGCTGGATCCAGTCGGGCCATTCCACGGCAGGATCGTCTATCCTGACCCAGATGGACGGAGAGACATCGGGTTTCCACGATTCCTGAGAGGTATGGTCTTGGAGGCATTTGTAGAGGTTCTCTCCGAATCTCACTCTGTCACCAGCGTGATAATCAAACCCTTCACCGCTCCAGAAGTCGAACAGCTCCTTGCCGCCGAACGCATCCTCATCCGACAGGCTCTTCGCCGCCCTTACGATAAGCTCACGCAGATGATAAAGTCTTTCTCTCGTCATTCTTCCGCACCTCCTAACAGGATGGACAGAGCCTCTTCGGGATCGGGATCGGGTTCTGGCGGAATCGGACGCTGTGCGTAAACAAATTCCCCACCGACTTCCATCACACCGTATCCGCTCTCTGCGTTTCGATACATCTCCGCGATCGTGTCGTGTTCTTCTTTTGTGCAGTTGCCGCCGCTTTCGGCATTTAATGAGGATACAAAAAGAAAACCGTCCTCATCTGTATTCTTAAAATAAACCATCACGATATCTCCACTATGTCGTTTGTCGGATCATCACCAAAGTAAATGATTTCCCATTCGTAGGTGTATCCAGTTCTGAACACCATCATCCAAGCCGCTGAGCTGACATTGACTTTAAAGCCTGTAGCAGTTCTTGATATTGTTTGTGTAGTTTCATTGCCCGCCATTGCAAAAATGTATCCATTCGCCCTGCTTGATACTCTAATGCCGGCTGTTCCATTTGGATTAAGATTTTTTATTGTACCGCCATTATTAACAGTCGCCCCAAGTGTGTTGGTGCTTTTGATATCGTTTGCGACAGATGATAAATCAAATCTTTGCGTTTGTTTGAGCACAACATATTCAATCCACAGCAAGATTTGATTATTTGAATCATCTACATAAGTGATTTCTTGATTTTTAGGCAAGTGAATGACAAATGCGAAATCAGTCTCAGGCATTTTTGTTCCGACTGGTACCGAAATGCCGTAGCCACCATTTCCGGCGACTGTTCCGCTTGCTATCACGGTACCACCGCCGCCGCCACCGCTCTGCACATCAACCACTACCTCGTTCTTGAGCGTGGTATCGTAAGTGCCGTTCTCGTTGATTGTTTGCGAGGACTGGGAGACCAACGCACCGTTGGAGACTACTTTTCCATCATCTCCGGCGGCGTATGTGTTCGGAACATTCACGTTGACTTTCTCATACGCCTTTACATCCTGATTGTTTCCGTTTGCCGTAATGTTTTTAGCGCCTGACGGGATAATGTATTCCGGCGGAATCGCGGCGACCGTGACCTTCGCCATGCCGTCGTACCCGGCGTCCGGCGTAACGACGACCTGCGAGGTCGAGGGCGTTGCGTTCTTGTTGTTCTGGATGTTCGCCCCGCCACCTTCGATAAATGCTTCTGTGACGGACATAGAAACAAGCGGATCAGATTCAACGGAAAGAGGAATCGCATTTACACATAGCGTACTCATCACAGCACCTCTTTAATCAGGTTCTCGTTCCACGCGATCGTCGCAATCTCCGTCGCGTACCGTTCGCCAGAAGCAAGCCAGTTGACCTGCACGGCGACCTCTTCGCCGTACCAGAACTTGCCCGTCTCCGCCTGCGTGAGGTGGACTTCCACCGTCGAGCCGTCAGCGTCGGTCGTGACCGTCGGGTTGCTGATCGTCAGCGTGACGTTCCGCGCCTTGTTGCTGAACGTGACATAGACATCGCCGGAGACCGTGTGGCCGTCGATGCGAAGCTGGACTACCGGGGTTGTGTACTGCCGCATTTTAGTATCCTCCTTAGAAATGGATGGCTATGTAATTCACACGGATGTTTACGTTCGAGAACGCTGCCGTGGTGTGGATGCTGACGCCTGTCGACGTGTTCATGGTGCCGTCTACTACGACCGCCACCGCGTAGTCGCCGTTCTGCGCGAGCACGACCACGTTTTCGTTGTCGCAGTCGTTCACGCCGAAGAGCGCGTTGAGCTCGGCGTAGGTGAAGAGCGCATGCTCCGTGCCGGAGAGCGCCACAGGGGACTTCGTGCCGGCGCGGATCCTGAGGCCGCCGATCACCGTGTCGCCGGTGAAATCCGCGTCCATCGCGCACTTGAACCCTGCCGTGAGGGCCGTAGTTCCGAACGCTATGCCGCGGCCGCCCTTGAGGAAGTCGATGGTCGCGTAGCCGACCGAGATCGTCACCGTGGACGAGATGCTTGAGACCTTGTCCGCGCTGGTGGCCATGAACTCCCACGAGTACGTGTCCGCCGCGCCGATGATCATGCTGACCTCTTTGTCGACCGCCGTTCCTGTCGGCGTGACCGAGATGTCCGTCCATGGATCCGTCCCGACCTGCCGCATCTTGAGAGACGGCGTGACCGCGTTCGCCTTCGAGCCGGAGCCGATGGCCGTGCCGGTCGCGTGGATCCACACCGAAGCGTAGGATCCCATCTCGTCAGCCGTGCCGCCTGCATCGCACCGGTGCACCGTGAGCTCGATCGCCGGCGTCGCGTATGCGTGGACGCTGATCGTCCGCGAGACCGTGACGGTCCGTCCCCTCGTGTCCTTGACGACGGTCGTGACCGCCACCGTACCGCTGCCGGTGATCGCGTTCGTCGTGATGTCCGCGCCGCTGTACGTGCCGCCCTCGACGGTCGTCGTGATGGCTGCGATGGTCGAACCGTAGGCGCCCGCAGCGGTCGTCCTGACGCGGCAGCGGCTTATGCCCTGCGCGTATACGCCGAAGGTGTTGTCCGTGTTCGTGAGCGTCGTAGAGGCCGTAGGAACGACGTCAGGCGGCACCGCCACAGAGACCGTCGAAGTCTTCGTCGCGATGAGCGTCGTGCCGTTGTAGGTCCGGCAGATGATGCTGACCGCAGCCGTCGTTGCGTTCGGGGTCGCGTTCATGAGTTCCAGCGGCGGCGTCCACTGTATCGTCGGGCTCATGGATCCGGACGCGACGTCTCCGATGCTGCCGGTGTAGGAGCCGAGCTGGTACGACAGGCTGTCGCGGAACGAGGACGAGGCGCGGCTCACCGTGAGCGTGCCTTCCGTGCCGAATGTCATGTTCTGGCCGCTGACCGATGACGCCCTCGGGATGTTGTTCAGCGTCCACGTGCCGGACGCCGTGCAGTTGACCGCGTGCTCATAGATGCCCGCCTGCACCGTCGCGGAGAAGGACCTGTCGCCGACGCTGTTGTGCGTGAGCGTGACGGTTCCTGTCGCGATCGTGCCGGGCGGTATCTGCTGGCGGCCTTCCACGTAGTAGACGGTGGTGCCGTCGATGACGACCTTCGTCTTGCTGTAGTAGATCCAGTACGGATAGCCGCCGGACGTCGACAGCGTCCAGTTTATCGTCGAGGTGTTGTTCGCGATGTTCTGCGTCGCCGTCCATGAGAACGTCAGCCGCCGCGTGCCGTACTCGTCTGTATATCCGTTTGAAGATGTTACTGATCCGCTTAATGCCATGTCAGCCTCCGATATATCGGAACGAGAGGTTGCCGTTCACACGCGGCACGAACGCCCACTCCGGATCGCTTATGCCGAACTGGAGGGACTTCTGGATCTGCACGTCCTCGATGAAGAGCTTCTGGTTGCTGAGGTACGCCATTCGCTGCGCGCCGTTGTAGAAGCCGATCTCGCTGTCCTTGATGCGGACGCTGTAGCCGGTCTCGTCAGATCCGATCTGCAGGCCGTCCTGCACGTCGAACGTGATCCACTGCAGGATCTCGTTGATGGCCGTCTCGTTCGCCGCTACCTCGCCGTTCCGGAGCGCGTCGATCATGGAGACCGTCGTGCTGATGTCCTCGCTCGTCGCGATGGCCGTACCGTCCACGGTGGCCGCGTTTGCGTTGAAGCGGAACTCGCCGGTAGCCAGGTCGAGGAAGAAGCGGCCGTACGCGTCGGTGAGGACGCCGGCCTTGATGAGGTTCGCCGTCAGCGTGCCGGTGTCTATCCAGTCCGCGACGAAGTGCCCGTCGAGCGTCCAGGCGGTCTCGAACGGTCCCGCGTATCCGCTCCTGGAAAAGCCGATGCCGCCCATGTTCATCCGGATCACGTTCACCGCCGTGTTGCGGTCCTCCGTGTCCATGATGAGGATCTCTTCCGGCCAGCCGTCGCTGTTGGATCCGATGACCACGTGTCCGCCGTAGCCGCCCTGGATGAGGAGCGTCGCCGCCGCGATGGCGGAAGAAACGAAGGACTTCTGCGCGAAGCTCTCCGTCTCCATGTCGATCTGCTCCTGAATGATGTCCGTGAGCGACGTCTTCGGCTCGGAGAGCGTCATGGAGTTGTACCGCTCCTTCAGCGCGTCGTACACGACCTTGACCACATTCGTCTTCGTCTGCACGCCGAGCACCGGGTGGATGACTGTGACCGTGTCACAGAGCTTTACGCGCTGGAGGCTGGCCACGTCCTTATACTCGTTCGTCTGCCAGAGCTGCACGAAGGAGATCTTGATGGAGTTGCTTACCTTCCCCGCGTGCTCGTTGATGTAGTTCTCGGCCCATGCGCGGAGCTGCGCCTCCGTAGGCATTGAAGGGATGCTCTCCGTCGCGTCCACGACGATGACGCGGTCGTCATGCTCTGCCGCGTACACGACCTTCTCCGGCAGCGTGACAAGGCCGTCCTGATCCGAGTACCAGTACGGATAGATGCCGGTGTAGGTGCTGCCGTTGTCCGTGTCGTCCGTGAGGTCTGTCATGTTCTTGCCGTACCGGATCGTGACGCCGTTGTCGGATCCACGGTGCAGATAGAACTTCACGTTCCACATGTCCCACTCGTACTCGCCGGTCCCGAACGTGTCGAGGATGGAACCTTTCGTACCGCCAAGGAGCGAGCGGATCGACGCCGGCACGGAGACCGTGAAGGACGCCGCCACCTGTTTGTCCGTCCAGAACGTGAACGGGCACGTCACCGCCGCGTGCTCTTTCAGTCCCAAGAACGCAGCCGAGCAGGATCCTGCCGTGAACGGCTCGACCGGGGTCTTCGCCAGTCGGTAGGAAATGTGCCTCGCGTTGATCGTCACCCTGCCGTTCATCACTTTCGAGATGTGGTAGATGTCGAACGGCTGCCGTTTCTTCGTGTCATCGTGCGGCACGTAGAGGATCCTGCCGACCTGTATCAGATCGTAGTGCAGGCCGGTGACCGGATACTGCATCTCCAGCTCGAAGATGCCGTTCCGCTCTTCCGTGACCAGGCACGAGAGCGTGTCCGGCAGGCCGCCGAGTCCGTTCGTCGTGAACGCTGTTTCAGTTGATTCGTAAAGGATTGGTATCATAATCTCCACCAGCGCGGCGTGATCTCGACCGCACGGAAGCCTGTGTACCTGATGTAGTTGGGACCCGGCGCGAACTTCGGGAAGTCGCCGCTGATCGTAACTACGCTGTTCGCGTTGGTCGCGCCGTAGTAGCAATCGGCGATCTCGCAGTCGATGTCCACGTACGGGAACGAGCCGCCCACCGTGATGCCCATGCCGCCGGCGTAGACAGTGCCCTGCCCGTGCACGCGGATGAACGGCGAGGATGCGAAGAGCGTCGGGTTGTTAAGGCAGTACGGCGTCGCGACGTCCACGCTGACATCGTTCGCGTCCGCGAATATCGTGTTCCAGCCTTCGTGTGCCATCACGCTGATCGGGGAAGAGTACTCCTCGGTCACTCCGTTGTACTGCTCGTACGCTGTCGCCTCGCCGTATTCGACCTGCACCTCCGTCGTGTAGGACTTCGGCACGTTCAGCCGGATGTAGTGGCAGTCCGCCGGAGTCGTGAAGGTGCCGGAGATCATGCCCGTGTCCCTCGTCGCCGGAATGACCGACGCCCTGTCGAGGAAGCCCTGGGCGCTGTCGTAGAACGGCACCGTGACGGCCAGCTGCTGTACGGATCCCTTCTGGATCTGCACAGAATACTTCGTTGACGGCTTCACGCGGATGAACGCCTGGCTGTACTTGTACGAGCTGTTCGAGGACTCGCCGCCGCTCGTGTTGATGTAGTAGTTCAGCTTCCAGTCCGCGCTGTCCTCGTCGAAGATGTTCTTGCCGCAGTGCGTGACCTCCGTGCCGGTCGCCGTGATCGTGAGGAGCGCGATGCCCGACGGGTCGTTGTACGCGACCACGCCGCCGCTGAGCGTCTCCACGACCGCCTCCGGTATCTGCACCGGGATGTCTCCGGCAACCAGGAACCGTCTCGGGTCCCTCGTGAACTCTATCTCAAATTCAGAGTGCCGCAGGTTCGCCGTCACCTCCGGCTCCAGTCCGTGCTCGTAGTACGCCCGGTAGAACTCGTCCGGGTGGATCGTGTCGGACAGCCGCTGGCTCCCGCGTCTCGAAAGCAGCGCGTTGCGGAGGCCCATAAGGTTCGGCTGCGCCGTCTCTGCGATGAACGCCGGATAGACGTGGCTGATCGCGTTGAAGCGGCCGTTGTCTATCGTAAGGTTGCCATGCCGACCCGGCACTACGATCTCGTCCACGTCACGCCCTGCCGCGCCCATCGTCTGGGCGCCGCTGAGGAACACGCCGAAGTCTGAAGACTTCATGCCGTCAAATTCGAAGTAATGTCTCATGCAAACACCGCCTGACTCTGCTTTGTCGTGAACGCGATGCGGTCAGCGACCGCGTCCGCCAGTTCGTTGACGTCCATGCCGGGCGCCGCGTTCACTACGATGTTGTTCGTTACGTTCCGGCCGCCGCCGACCATCTCGCGGAGCTTGTTAAGTCCCAGAACGATCTCGGCGCCTGCGCCGTCTCCGAAGCCCTTCGCGCCCTGAGGCGTCTGCAGGACCGTCGGCTTCGTGAACATGATCGGCTTGTCATACGCTTTGCGGTACCAGTCGATGCTCATGCTCGGGGGATACCCGACGCCGCCGATGCCCCACGGGACCTTGCCGCCCGTCACGTGGAAGTGCGGAAGCTTAAGTTTCGGTAGCGACCAGCTGAAGTTGAACAGTCCCTTTATCTTGTCGATGATGCCCTTCACGATGTCCTTCGCGGAGGTCAGTATCGTCTGGATCTTCTCCTTGACCGCGTTGAGCTTCCCGCCGGTCAGCGTGTTGATCGTGTCGAAGCCAAGTGTCCAGTACTGCTTGACGCCCTCGATCATGCCGGAGACGATGCCCTTGATGCCGCCGCCGGCTTCCTGGTACTTCGATTTGATCGCGTCCCATTTGCCGGAGATCATGCCCTTCATCTCTTCCATCTTGCCGGTCACGGCAGACGTCATCGTGTTCCAGGCGTTGCTCACGCCCTCCTTCACCGCGTTGACCTTCTCGGTCACGCCGGCCTTGAGGTTCGTCCATGCCTGCACGACCTGGTCTTTTACCTTGCCGGCCCACTCGCAGATCTTGTCCCAGTTTTTGTAAAGCGCGACGCCGATCGCGATGGCAGCCGCTATTGCCGCGACGACGATCCCGATCGGGCCGGACAGGAGCCCGATGACCGTCGAGACCGTGCCGACCATGGAGATGATCGTACCCATCACGCTGATCAGCGGGCCGATGGCCGCGACGATGCCGGCGACGATGAGGATCGTGTTCTGCATCTCCGGAGAGAGGCCGTCCCACCATTCCTTGACGGCGCGGATCCCGTCCGCGACCGCGTGGATCGCAGGCGTCAGGAGTTCCAGGATCGTGCCGCCCACTTCCGCACCGACCGATTTCAGCTCGTTCAGCGTCGTCTTAAATTCGTCTGTGGGCGACAGCGTGTTCTGGAAGGTCTCGTCGACCGTGCCGAGGTTGTCTTCTATGGACGTGCCGAGTGCCTCGAAGCTGAGGCGCCCTTCCTTGATCGCTGAGATGAGCTGAGGGCCAGCCTTCGTGCCGAAGAGGTCCATGACATCGTTCATGGCCTCCGTGTCTGTGGACGCGTTCTGGAGCTTCGTCTGAAGGTCCGCCAGCGCGTCGTCCATGGATATGCCCTGCTTCGACGCGTTCTGCAGCGCCTTCCTGAGGCCGCCCATCGCCGTGCCGGAGTCCACGCCGTTCTTCTCAAGGTTCGCGAGCCACATCGTGGCGTCGGAGACCGAGAAGCCCATCTCGTCGAACGCCGTCTTGTTATCCGCGACCACCGTCGCAAGGTTCGTCGCGTTCGCTCCGGTGTCCTGCGCCGCCTTCGTCAGCGTGTCCATGAACGCGCCGGCATCCTCCGCCGACAGTCCCCACGCCGCCATGGCCTTCTGTACCGTGTCGACGGATGTGGTCACGTCGGAGTTGTTTAAGTTCGCAAATTTAACGAACTTCCCGGAGAGATCCTCGAGCTCGTCGCCGGTCACGCCGAAGCGCGTCGAGACTTCACCGACAGCGGCCGCGGCCGTGCCGAAGTCCGTCGGGATGCTCGTCGCGATGTCCTCCATGATGGACTTCATCTCTTCGAGCGAGTCCCCTGAGGCGCCGGTCATCTTGATGAGGTTGTCCTGAGCTTTGTCGACGTCAGTGAACGCTGCGACGGCAGCGGCACCGCCGGCCATGATCGGCGCCGTGACGTTCTTCGTCATGTTGTCGCCGACTTCTTTGACCTGGGCGCCGACTTCCTTCAGCTTGTCGCCGACCGCTTCGGCCTGCTGCTTGAATACGCTGCCGAACTCCTTCGACTGGTCTGTCAGCCTCTTCAGAGCCGCCTCGTCGTCCGCGATCTGCCGCTCCAGCGTCTGCATGTTCCGGGTGTTCTCCGGAGACGGATCCGCGTTCTTCAGCTGCTCCAGCGCGGCCTTTTCCTGGTCGAGCTTCGTCTTGGTGTCGCTGATCGCCTGCTTAAGGAGGCCCTGCTTCTGCTTGAGCAGGTCTACGTTCGTCGGGTCCAGCTTGAGGAGTTTCTCCACGTCTTTCAGCTGAGACTGTGTCTCCTTCAAGTCGCGGTTGACGTCCTTCAGTGAGTCCTGGAGTCCTTTAGTCTGGCCGTCGATCTCGATCGTTATGCCTTTGATGTTTCTGCTCGCCATGTTTTAGAACCTATCAAAATCATCCTGTGTTGCCAGGGTGCGCCATTCTGCGTTGTCGTTTTCGGCTTCCGTCATCATGTCGAGGACTTCGCCGTACTCAAGCTCCTCCAAGTCTGCCATGTGCAGGCCCATCTGGAAGCACCGGAGCATATACAGACCTACTGTGTACGGCCGGTCTGTTGGCCTTCCTCTTTTTTTTGATCTGAGAGCATCTGCTTGTTGCCAAGATAGACGCCGATGATCTTCTGCGTGGACGTGAGGAAGTCATATGTTTCAAAGCCTTCCAGCCACGCGATGTAGTCCTCTTCCGTGAGGTTCGCGATGTTCATCTTCCGCGCCGCCATGTTCATAATGAACGCCACCTGCGATATGGTGTCGATGGCCTCCATCTGGTCGAGCTTTTCCTCGAAGATCGCGTTGAACTCCTTCATCGGGTCCTTGTGGAACATGTTTCTGAAATGGTGCGGAGTGGCGGCATTTGCCGCCAGCTCCACTTCCTTCTCACCGATCATGATTTTTGCGTACATCTTTTACCCTCCGATGTGTGTTACTGTGCTGTCGGCAGATAGACCGCGCTGTACCAGCCTTCGTACGTGGTGGTGTCCGCGCTCTCGCCGGCGGTAGCCTTCACGATGTCCTTGCCGAGCGCCGCGCTGTGGATGCTCATCGCGTTGATCGTGACGGACTCGGTCTGCGGGTCGATGCTGTCGGCTTTCGTGCTGCCGGCGACCTGCGGACGGTTCGCGACGCAGTTGTAGAAGACGTGGCGCTTCGCCTTGACGTCTTCGGTGAACTCGAACAGGAGCGCGAAGTGCACCGGAGCCGCGTTGACTTCCTCAACGAGGACGGTTTTCTTGTCTTCGATCTCGCCCAGGATGTCCTTGCGGAAGTCGTCGCTGACCAGCGCCATCTCGAGGTCGCCCTGGTAGCCGTTGTTGTTCGCGCCGGCCCAGTAAACGATGTCGTCCGCGTAGAAGTTCGTGATGTCGCCCTGGGCATCCATGGAGATGCTCACAGCGCCGGGGAACGCTACCGGAGTGTCGTAGGTGGCCGTGCCGTCTGCCGCGATCGTTGCGACCGCGTAGTAAACGCTCTTAAGGCCGTATTTAACTTTGCCCATTGATTAAAACCTCCGTTGTGTAGGTGATCATGTACATGCGCTCGGAGTCGATGTAGGTCTCGTCCTTCTCGTACACGATCTCAGCGGCCTCCAGCGCGGACTCGACCGCTGCCTCCGCCGCAAAGTCTTTGTTGTCTGTGTAGAGCTCGATCGTGAGCTCCGTGATCTGTGCGTAGTTGGTGTTGTCGGCGAGCATGTCGTCGCGTCCAGGATAGTAGAAGCAGATGAACGGCGGTTCTTTCGCCGTCTCCTTCTCAAACTGGTAGTACGCGTACGGATACCCGATCCCGTCTATCAGCTGTGCGATCTCTTTGTAGGTCATATCGCGTCCTCTATCCCTTTCTCGAACTCGCGGATCATCTCTTCTTCGACCGGCTTGATGTGCGTCCTGCCGGCGGTCCGTCCGCCGCCCCTGTTCGCGTGTCCGTATTCCAGTAAGTGAGGCAGGCCCGGATGCGTGTTGTGGAGGACTGCCTTCGCATACACGCGGTCGCCCTCCTCCGTCATCGTCCAGCCGGATGCGTACTTCCCGGTGCCGCCGAAGGTCGAACGGCTCGCAGATTTGAGCGTACGGAGCCCGGCCTTGCCGACCGAGGTCCGCAGCTGAGCCACTGTCTTCTGCATGTCCTCGCCGTACTTGTCGAGCTCCTTCTGGATCGCCTCCGCGAACTTGTCCGCCGTTGTCTTAGCCATTGGTGCCGCCCTTCCGTTCCGCGTAGAGCTCCATGTCGTCTCCGGCCCTGTACGTCCGGTAGACGCCGTAGCGCTGGCCGTGGAACTCGACCGTCTCTTCCCCGTCGTAGTCGTCCCCGAAGATCGTGAACACGTACGCCGGGTTGAGGCCGTTCCGCCCCGCGTCGAAGAACTCCGAGCGGCTCACGCTCTGGACAGTGCAGAAGACCTCTTTCGAGGTCTCCGCCATCCGCCAGACGCCGTAGTCGTCCTGCGTCTTTGTGACGCCGATGAGGTTCAGCACGTCATTCATTGTCGGCCTCCCATACGGTGAAGCCCGTGCAGGTCGCGAGCTGTGCCTTCTGCTCATCGTAGGACGCCTTCAGCCTGTCGTAGTTCGCCGGCTCGTGGAAGTTCATCTTGAAATAGGTGATCTTCGCCGTCTGCACGAGGAGGCTCTGCTCTGCCGGGATTACCACGCCGGCGACGCCGAGATCCAGCGCTGCCGCATCCAGCAGGTTGCCGATCTCGCTGTCATATGCGTTCGTGGTGATGCCTCGCGCCATTTTCGCCGCCGCTATTTCCTGTGCTGTTGCCATGATAGCCTCCTAAAAGGAAGGCCCGGTCGCCCGGGCCCGTGGGTTGATTATTCGCCGAGATAAGCGACCGTGAACGCATTCGGAGCCACGACGTCGAGAGCGACGTACTGGCGGCCGACGAGCTTCACGAGGTCCTTCTCCGCGAGGCTGAGTTCGTCCTTCTTGATCTGGATCTCCGCGCCGTTCGGGAAGTTGGCCATAGCGCCGTAACCAAAGTCGCCGACGATGGCCACCGCGGAGCTAAGCGTCGTCTGGCTCACGAAGTAGACCGGCAGACCTTCGAACGGATCAACGGCATAATTTGCGCTGATCGCGGCCGCCTTGATTCCGGCCCACGTCGCCCTGGTCGTAACGATGACCGGGTTCGCCGCTTCGCCCGACAGCGAGCCGAGGCACCTAACGGTAGCGGAGAGCATGTCTGCCTGAGCGACCGTGGTCTTGGTGACGGCCGGGCCGGAGCCGCTGTTATTTGCGATGTAGATGATCCGCTGAAGCAGGACTTCCTGCGCCTTCTGCGCAATCCTGTACGCGAGTTCGTCGTACATGTAGTCGAGGAACTCTTCGCCGGAGAGGTCAAGCGCCTCGTCGGAGATCGTGATCCACTTCTTGATGGACTGCGGGATGAGGTTCGCGACGTCGAGATCCAGGATTTCTTCATCCGGTGCCGGAGTTCCTTCCCCGTGTACCACTGCGGGACTGGAGTTGACTTCATATCCGACCTTCACGTTGCCGCGGATAAAGGTCTTGCGGACGATGTCCATGACGCCGGCCTTCTCCCACGCGGTGCGGATCCTTCCCTCGACGATCGTCGGGACCGGGACCGATCCGTCCGTCGGGTTCGCCGTGTTCTCGCTGAGGAGCTTGCGGCACTCGGCGTCCTTGCCGGTCTTGATGTATTCTGCGTACGCGTTGACGTACTCCTTGGAGGAGCGGATCTCTTCAAGGGTCTTAACGTTTCTCGTTTCTTCCATGATCTTCTGTCCTTTCTGTTCGGAGACGGCGACCTGTTCGCGGATCTCCCTGCGCTGCGCTTCGGCAGCTTTTCTCGCTTCCAGTTCTTCTTTGATGCCGCGGGCTTCCGCTTCCAGAGCGTCCAGGTCGGCGTCATCTTTGTCGAGGTCGGCCGGGATCGCAGCCATGCGGGCCTCCAGCTCCTCGACGGTCATGTCCTTCAGGTTCATTTGTTGAACACCTCCGTCATAATTCTGATTCTCTGCTTCTGCCGCTCGATCTTCCGCTTCTCGGCTCTGGCGCTCTCCAGCGACCGCTTCGCGCTCTCCAGCGCATCCGCGAGGCCTCTTGCCTGGATCGATGTCTGGCTATATGCCGGGAATGTGACAGCAGACAGTTCAAGCACGCGCTCGATACCGGTAATAATGCGGAGCGGGTGCTCTGAGTCTACGTCCTGCCATTCTTCCCTGCTCACAACGAACATGAACGACATCTTGTCGATGTCCTTCCGTTCTATTGCGCTGTAGTATGACTGGGCCTGCGGACTGTTCTGGATGTCGAGCGACGCCCTGAAGTCAAGCCCCTCGTCTGTCACGAACAGCTGCATGGTGCTGTTCTCGCTGTTGTTTCTTGATCGTGCGTACACGAACGACGTGTCATGGTTCAGACAGAGCCGAACATCGTGAAGGTCTGCTTCCGTCAGCGCCTCCGGGTCGATCATCTCGTCAAACCATCCGAGGTCCGTACGCTGGTTAAACACGATCGCGCGGCCCTCGATTATTCCTTCTTCCGTTGCTTCCCTGAGTTCGAAGTCTCCAAGGAAAACGCCCTTCCTATTCATCTGCAAACCTCCAGTAACATTTATTAAGTACTGTGTTGTTGTGTACCGCTTTGAACATCGCGCTGAGGCTTACGCCTGCCGATGCCGCCGCTTGTCTCATGGAGCGAAAAGCCTTTTCTTTGCCATCCGTGCCGAGCATCACGATGACCCTGCTCCGCGGACTTCCTCCTTTGTATATCTCCCTCATCTGTTCGGACTTCGTCCTCTTGTACTCGTCCGTGTGATGATGGCCTTTGAAGTAGGTGTTCTGCTTCATGAAGTCGCTGTGGGCTTCCCTCGTCTCGATGGTGTGGTGCCGTCCGTAGAACGGATTGCCCTCGCCGCTGTTCATTTCGGAGAGCCGGCGCTTTCTTTCATCCGGCACCGGAGGCTTCTTCCGCCCTTTGTTTCCGGCGCTGATTTTCTGCTTCGTCTCCTCGCTGTGAGTTCCTGGCGCGTTGCCACCGAGCTCGATGTTGTAGCCTCTTTTTGTGGTGTTGTAGTATGCGATCAGGTCGCGCTCCCTCACTTCCGCTTCCGCTTTGGTCAACCCCTCATAGAGCACCGAGTGCTCGATGTTTGCCCATCCGTATTTGTTTATCGCGGCGTACATCTTCGGGCAGTCTTTGTATCCACTGCCTCCTGCCCATCTTCTCGCCGGCGTCTGGCTCGTGATCCCGATGTAGCGCTTCCCGTTCGGGAAGACGTGCTCGTATACGATGTACGTTGTCATTCTTCTGATACCTTATCGCTCGCGTTGTAGTATTCCCCGCGGATGATCCGGACGTCGCCGTCTTCCACCGGCGGCAGGTTCCAGATGTCCCGGACGTCGTTGATGCTCATGATGCCGCGGTCCAGAAGCTGCGCCGAGACGTTCAGCTTGTCCGCGTTGCTGAGGTACTGAAGCCGGTTCGCCGTGGCCTGCACCATGTTCCCGCTCGACTGCTCCCGGAACGTGAACAGCATCCGCGTCATCACTTCGCTGAACTGGATCGCGAACGCTTCCACCACGCCCTCGTAGAAGGCAGACCAGGAATCGCCGAACGCTCTGTTCTGCAGGACGTCCTCGTTCGTGCCGAAGTACTCGAACACGTTCTCGCGGATCACCTTCATCTGCTCCGCGTCGACCACCCACGGCTTCACGTCGATCTGCTTGATGTTCGCGTAGGTGTTCGGGAACAGGAGCACGCCGCCGCCTTCAGAGTCCGCCGCGAAGTTCTCCTTGGTGAAGCGCTTTCTCTCTTTCGCGAGGTCTTCCGCTTTCGCGAAGTTGTTCAGCTGCGCCATGAAGCGGTAGGACGCGGCGCTCCGTACGCCTTCCTGTATGCCCTGGTTCTGGATGTGGATCAGTTCCATCGTCGGGAACAGCGCCTGGTTGCTCTCGCCGAAGAAGTCGTTGCGGTACTGCATCCGCGTCATCACGCCGCAAAGGTTGAGCTCGATCGCGCCCTTCTGCCCGTTGTGAAACTCATAGCGAAGGTAAGGTTCGCCGCTGAACTGCACCAGCTCGCACCGCGTCGGCAGCGGAGCGTAGATCCCGCTCGTCTCGCCGTACTCGTCGAACACCGGCACGATGAACGCCGTGTTGTGCACATAGAGAATCGTCGCCAGACGGTACAGGAACTGCGACCACGTCTGGAACTCGTTCGGGCCGTGCTTGAGCCTCACCTGGAGATACGGCTTCGCCGCGCCCTGCGTCTCGACCTTGAGCTTCGAGATGTGCGTCGCGATCGCGTTGATCGAGGCGCGGATCAGCTCGGACTCATAGACTCCGCCGCCCCAGGTCGTGAAGTGCGGCGTGTAGCCGGAGAGGACTCTGAAGATGCCCTCATATGCCCCGGTCGGCTTCGGCGCCCTGCCGAATAGCTTGTCGAAAAGACCCATGTCGTTATCCTCTGTTTCTTAGTTGCTCGCCGATCTCGGCGTACCATTTCTGCCGCACGCACATCGCGTCCAGGAGCGCTGCCGTGCCGTCTATGTGAAGAGCGGGCGACAGCTTCACGAGCTTCCCTCTTCCCCGCTCTGTGCTCATCTTGATGGCGCTGTTGAGTAGGTGCGCCTTGAGGAGGTCGTTGTCACCCACGTGCAGCCGACGGTCTTCCAGAAGCCCCTGCGTCTCCTGTATCACGCCGTAGAGGTTCTCGCCCTGGAAGACCGAATCCATATGAAACCCATATGCTTCCATATCCTGCACGAGGTATTGCGCCGAGTATCTGTCGTAGCCGACCTGCAGCGGCATGACCTCGTAGTCCTCGACCAGCGACCGGAACCAGTTGAAGCAGTCGTGATAGTCCACGAAGTTGTCGCCGCTTGGACTGAGGATCCCGCGCTGGATGTATGCCTGGTACGGCACTCCGTCCCGCTGCGTCGCCTCGTCGATCTTCTCCGCCGGCAGCCAGAAGTGCGCGAGGACGTACAGCTCGCCGTCCTTCTCGATCACCACGACGGCCGCCGTCAGGTCCCGCGTCTGCGACAGGTCGAGGCCGCCCACGCAGTAGGATCCGCGGAACATCTCCGGATCCATGTGTCCGCCGCCGGCGTCTTCCACGAGCTTCGCCGGAAGCCAGGCGAGAGACGAGTTCTGCTTAAGGTTGCAGTACTTGGTGATGAACTCCGCCTTCTTCGAGAGCGATCCTTCCGCGACCGCGATCTCTTCCAGCATGAAGTCCACACTCACCGATACGCCGAGGTTCGGGTTCGCCTTCCGAAGCTCGTTGATGTCGTTCCACTTCTCGATGTCGTCGATCATGTAGAGGAACGGCAGAAGCCGGCGCTCCTTAGAGTCGCCCATCAAAAAACGAGTTGATCGTTTGACCAGCTCGTCGTATATTGAATCGTTAATATATCCTGCAGTCGTACACGAGAGCAGGATCGCCTCCGGCCTCGCGCCCATGCCGGACTTCATGACCTCGTACTGCTTAAGACCCTTGTCGCCCTCCCACGCCGCGATCTCGTCGCAGGTGCAGAACGAAGGGTTGAAGCCGTCGGACTTCTTCGCCGAGAACGCGATCTTCTTCACCATGGCGTTCGTCGCCGGTATGTAGAGATCCGTCATGCGGTGCCGGGCGAGTTCCGGATCGTCGCCGAACTCCCTCCGCTTCTTCGCCGCGTCGAGGTTCTCCTTCCGCTCCTGCCATTCCGGATCCAGCTGCGTCATCGCCCAGATCGTGTTGTATATCAGGTCCGCCTGGTCGAGCTTCGGCGCTACGTTGAAGCACCGCGCACCGAACCCGCCGGTGACGAACCAGTCGTACTTCTCCATGCCGGCGGCGAGCAGCGTCTTGCCGTTCTTCCGCCCGATGAGAAGCAGGATCTCCCGGAACTGCCGGTGCCCCTTGTCGTCCACGATGCCGTACACGCAGCTGAGGAACGCCTTCTGCCACGGCTCCAGAATGAGAGGCATCGGTGCTTTCGGGCCTTCGGTGTGGAAGACGTGCTCCTCCATGTACTCGATGGCCTGCGCTGCCTTAGCCTGGTCAAAAAAGAAGGCCCCGCTCTCCAGTCCGTGGACGATGTACTCATAGAGGAGCGTTATCCAGCGGCCGACAGTCTCGGTGCCGTTCTTTATTCTCTGATAGTAGTCGTATATCCAGTTCACTCGTGCCATCTCCGGCCTTTCCCGGCCAAGTCGGCCCGATTCTGCGCTATCTATATTTTCTGACCCCCGCCACCGGTGCCCCGGGGCCTGCCGTCAATCATCGCAAAGGGGGATCACCGTCCCGTCCGTCGTGACCGAAAATCTCCGCGCACCCTGTGCTCCGTGCAGTTCCGCGTGGCACTGCCTGCACACGCACTCGAGATTGTCCCAGCACAGAACGATCTCCGGCCTAACGATGTTCTCCGGCGTGATGTGTATCTTGTGATGCACTATCTCCGCCGGCACGATGAGACCCTTCGCCCTGCACCGCTCGCACAGTCCGCCCTGGCTCTTGCGGTACGCCCTCCTGCAATCCTTCCACGCCTTGCTGGAGTAGAACTCCTTAGCAAACTCACGCATCTATCTCCACGGCCTTGGCCGCTCCATATCAATGCGGCCGGTGAAAAACCTTGGGTGCAGGAAAAAGCCCGGCCGCTTTCGAGGGTAAAAAAGGAAAAGACACCGGCTGCTCTCCGATGTCTTTTCATCTTGTAACATTATCACATTGTTATTGTCATTTGTTGTCACAGTTTAATTACCTTCAGCGCCCTGCGGTGCATCTTCCATACCGTCGACTCGGAGTATCCCAGCTCGTGCGCGATTCCCTCGATCCGTTTCATCTCGATGTAGTGCCCGCGCAGGACCGCACGGTGAAGCGGATCCTCGAGTGCCTCGATCGCGGTCTCCACTCTGTCGAGCGCTTCGATCTCCGCCTCGTACGCACGCTGGAGCTTCTTCTCCATGGCGTCGACCCTTGCCGCCCAGCCGCTCATGTCCTTCGGCTCTCCGCCCTTAGGCATGCCGTCGTACGCGATGGCCCTCGGCAGCGCTTCGGCTTCCAGCTCTCGGAGCTTGCTTAAGATCTGCCGCGTGGCGATCTTCCGGTGGCGGTACGACCGCAGGATATCCTTCTTCTCTTCCGTCGTCATGCCTTCAGCCCTTCTCGTTGATCGGAATGTACTTGCGGACGGTCGGATACGAGTAGCCGGTGATCTCCATGATTTCCTTGATGGACCTGTCTCCGCCCTTCCATGCCTCGAGGATCTCCTTCTCCGCCTGCCCGTCAGCTTTCCGTTTTCCGAGCCTGTGCTTCGCTTCCGGCGTCTCTGCCTCCGGGACCACGACGGCCTTCTCCGGCTCCGGCTTCTCGTCCGGGAAGTCCACGATGAACCGCGCGTTGTCGAACTGCTTGAACGAATCCTTAAACGGCCAGATCTCTCCGTTGTCGTGAAGTATGTATCCCTTGCCGCCCATCTTGTACTGCATGAACGCCGTGACGGCGTCAGTCTCTTTATACATCCCTGCCTCCTTCGTTGTTCAGCTGGTTGAGCTTCCACACGAGCCGGTCCACGTCCATCTGGATATAAGCCGCGGTCTGCAGCAGGTCCGGCTCAACCTTGTCTTTCATGACTTCCTCGTATACTTCGCTGACGAGCTGGTACGCGACCGTGAGCCGTTCAATCTGTTTTCGTTTCTGCATCTTCCGCCTCCATTCCCCTGACGATCAGGATGACCTTGCTGAGGATCTGCACGCCGTGGTGGTGCATGTTCCCCTCCTCGTAGTGCCGGTGTTTCAGCGCGTTGCACTTCCTACCGTTCTCTTTGGAGCGCTCTGCGTAGAGGATAGCGAGAAGCTTCTCCCTGTTGATCGGGTCACTCATCGGTCTCACCTCTCAAAATTCTCCTCCTTCATCCTCGCCGGCATCGTCATCCTCTGCGGCATATTCCCTCGGTATGAAGCAATTCCGTAGCATGTTGGCCAATCCATCCGCCAGCGTGTTGCACGCACGCAGATCGTCCGCTGTTGCCTCGATCTCTGTGATTTTAATCTTCATCTTCTCTCCTCTCTGCCCATGAGCAGAACGCATCTGGTCTTGTCGGATGTTCGTCATCGGCTTCGCACCACTCCATGTCGCTGACAAAGAATTTGCAGTCCTTGCACCTTATGATTTCGGGCTGTGCGGATTCTGTCAGAGTCCTGTCATGCTCTTGCATCCAACCGATGCTGTGCAAATAATCAATAGCTGATTCCAATGTGATTCCCGGCTGTGCGGATGGTAACTGTTTAATCCGACCGGAGATAGCCTTGTTTATTTCCAATAACTGTTCGTCCTTATATGTTATCGGCGACTCCTCGTCATCATCGCAAATGTCGAAAAAATCAATTATTGCTCCGTGTATCGCCTCAATCGCATCCTGTCTGTAGATGGTGTCATTCATCACTTCTCCTTTCCGTACCCACAATAGAAATTTTTCGGCGTTTCAAAGGTTCCGTATCTACTCAGGCATTCACATAAATGCTCGTTTTTCCAGTGTTCGCAGTATTCACAACGGATGATTTCCACCCATTCAGATTCGGGATCATTCCGAAGCCTGTTCACAATCTGCTCTATCCAATCATCGGGTAGATTTACTTGAATCGGAACTGTGATATTAGCCATCGCCATCCGCTTCACCGTCCTCTCTGTATGGTTCTGGAAGAGGCATCCATGCGATTACTTTGTAACCCATTGGAACATCACTCCAAAATCCTTCTCGATTTACATAGCAATATGAAATATGGAGTCTTCTCCTGTTTATCTGTTCGCAATAATCTGTAACCAAATACATTTCGCCATCATCTTCCGGCAACCGCTCACTGCAAGGAATCCACTGCATCGTCTTCGGCTCTACGGTCGGAGCGTTTTCAAGTTCGTCTTTCATGTCATCGACAGAACACGCTCGGCATGGAGCATCACCGATTTCATAAACAATTCTCCACTTTCCACTCTTTATGCCCTTACGCTTATCGCAATCTTTGCAATAACGCTCCATAACATCATCCATGAGAGCATCTGCATCAATCAGTCTCATACGAACCTCCCTCCGCAGTGCCGGCAGAACCTGTCGCCGACCGCGCATGTGGTGTAGCAGTGCGAGCAGTACAGCCCGTACCGCGTGACGACCTTCGTCGCCTTGACGTCGCTCCTCAGATCCGGCGTGACGGCTCCCATGACCCACACCGCCATCTCCTTGACGGCCTGCTTCCGCTCGGCGCTCTCGCACGATTTGAGGTAGCGGTCGCACTCCATGAGCAGAGCCCGGCGGTTTATGTACTGCGCCTCAGGCGCTTTGATCTCGGTCATCGTCCTCGCCTCCCTTCGGGCACTTGTCGCAGTCCATCGGGCAGTAGTCGCCGTCGCACTTCTCCGGCCTGTAGCTCCATAAGTCACTCATTTCATCCTCCCCTCCGAGCAGTACCCCGTCTGCTCTACCATCATGTCTGTCAGCGGCTCAGATGCCCTGCGGCGCTTCTTGCAGTGGAGCGCGTGGTGGAACTGGTAAGCGAACGCGCACTCCCCGCAGGTGACGAGCTGGACGGCTGCCTCGTCGAACGCCTTCTCGCTGTCGCGGATCCCGTCCATGTATGCGACGAGCAGTTCGCCGGAGAGCCGGCGCTGTGCCTCGCTCTGCGTCGAGCAGCGGTGCGCGAGAAACTCATCTGCGATCACGATCCGCATGGTGCCCTCCGATCATCGTTAAGAAGCAGCCGGCGAGGACCAGAAGCGCGGCGAAGACGATCCGGACGGCGAAGGTCTTGATGTCCGCGTCCTCGAAGCCGGCGAAGCCTGCGAGCAGGATCGTGGCGAGTATCGTGATCAGTGTTCCAAGTGTTTTCATGTTCCGAGGCCCTCCCTCTGCCTCCTGAGCAGGTCCGCTTCGATCTTCTGGAAGTCGTAGTCGTGCTGCTCTGCCGGTCTTTTATTCCGACCGCGCTTTGTGCGCCCATCTTTTTCATTAACATTTACATTTACATTTTCATTATCATTTACATTTACACCGCCGATATCGTTCCGATTTCGATTCGATTTCGATACGTTTTCGCGGAGCCTCTCCACTTTGCGGTCGTACTTCGCTCCGTCCCTGTCGATGTGTTCTGCCATGACCGAGAAGAGCATGTCCGTCACCGAATCCATGTCGGGAAGCTCCTCACCCTTCACGTAGGCCGCGATGGCCGTGATCAGTGTTCCGCGCTGGGTGAGGTCGAGCTTCTCCATGAGCTTCATGTCGGAGATGTAAAGCACGAAGCTCTTACGCATCCGGCACCGCCTCCTCCACCAGGCTCCAGCAGGTGACCTTCTTCTTCGTGTACTCGCAGTACTTCTTCCCGACCGGCTCCACGCGGCCGTCCTTCATCATCTCGGTGAGACGCGGCGAGACGTGGTTGCGGTCCTTGTCCGGGATCCACTCGCGGATGTACATGCGGACCGCGATCTCCTTTGCGGTGAGGCGTCCGTACTCGCGGAGGACTTCGATGATCTGCTCGTAGCGCTTCATCTTGTTGACGGTCTGCTCAGCCTCGGCCCGGGTCTCCAGCGTCGGGATCTCGCCCGGACGTCTCGGTTCAAAATCACTCATCTGATACCTCCGATTCTTTGTAGATCTCGTTCCAGTCTTCGAGCCGCATGGTAACGAGCCAGTCGCAGTTGTTCTTTCTCCAGAAGACCGCGGGCAGCTCTCCGTCCCTGGCATCGCGCCGAGCCTGGTCGATCCAGTCGTAGATCATGGCCTTCTCCTGTCGCTTGCACTCGATGTGGATTCCCGGCAGGCCGATGACGTCCGCGTCTCCGTTCGCTCCGCTATACTGGACTCCGCGCCGGCAGTCCCATCCGTATTCCTTGAGGACGGAGGCGAGTTCGCGCTCGCCCCGCTTGCCCTTCTCCCTCGATGTTTTGCCCATGTCCGCCTCCTTAGATGAACGGCAGCTCGTCGTCGAGGCTGTCGAGATCCAGCTGCTTGAAGCCCGGCGTCTCATCCATGTACGGATTGTCGTCCGGCTTTGGCTGAGGCTTCGGCGCTTCCTGTGCCGGCGCGTCGCTCTTTGGCCCGAGAAGCTCCAGCTCGTCGACCATGACGTCGGTCGTGTAGACCTTGCGGCCCTCCTTGTTTTCGTAGGAGCCGGTCTGGATCCGGCCGAGCACGCAGACCTGCTTGCCCTTCTGGCAGTACTTCTGCACAACCTCGGCGGTCTTTTCGAACGCCTTGCACTGGATGAAGTCCGCAGGGTCTTCTTTCTTCCGGCGGTTCACTGCCAGCGTGAAGGACGCCACCGTCTTCCCTGTGCTCGTTGCCTTGATCTCCGGGTCCTTCGTCAGCCGCCCGATCAGCATCACCTTATTCATTCTTTCCTCCCTTCGCCGCGACGGCGGCCTTGATGGTGTCCCACTTCTCCATGAGCCTCATGTGCTGGGCGTTGGTCATCTCTGACAGGTCGGTGATCTTCGCGCACCGGAGCACGGTCTGAAGCGGCACCTCGTCCTCCATGCACCTCGCGATGATCGCACGGCGCGTCGGGTCGTTGATCTTCTCCTTCGAGTCGTTGTTGAGCTCGGCGTTGGCCAGCTCCTCGGCGCTCGCGATGTCCGTGTCGATCCCGAAGCCGGCGAAGCCCAGAGCACGCCCGACGGCGGATGTCTCGCAGTTCTCGATGTAGCTCGTCTTGTTGATGTAGGAGCCGGTCTCCTTCTCGAAGGCCGTGCCTGTTCCCAGCGTGAGATCACCGACGCCTACGGTCGCTCTCATGACAACCACGCCGCCCTCGTTGCTCAGGATCTCCGTGTGGATCCATCCGGTCGGGTAGGCCATGCGGAAGGCCTTGACGCGCTCCGAGACCGGCGCGTACATCTTCCCCTTGATGTCGACGAGGTTGATGGCCTCGTTCGCTTTCCTAAGTTCTTCAAATGTCATCTTTACCCTCCTTAATCCGGCAGGTATGTCTTTGCCGCTCTGATGCAGTGCTCGCAGTAGTACTCGCCGGCGATCATATACGCCATCTCTTCCTGAATCGGCTCGCCGCATGACGCGCACACGGGCCGTCCCTTGAGCCATTCTTCCTTCCGCCGGTCGTCTTCGAAGAAGTCGTGCAGCGGGTCGTCTGTCGTCACATAAGCGTTCAGCATGTCGTGTCCTCCGCGGTGAACTTCACCTTGACGCCGATCTGTCTCGCAATCGCGCAGATCTCGCCGAGGCGGAAGGTCTCGGGATGCTGCACCCGCTCGCGGAAGGTCCGCTCCGGGATGTTGACGCTCGCCGCCAGCGCCTTGCCGGAGATGTCGAACCGGCGGCACCCTGTCCCGATCGAGGCGAGCAGCTCGTCGTAGACCATGCGGTCTCCAACTTCGTTAAGCCTCATTCCGTTTGCTCCTCTCTCAGATAGCCGGTCTGCTTCAGCACGTCGATGATGATCGCCACGCCGGAGTCGCCGGTGATGTTGACCTTCTTCACGGTGCCGTTCTCGTAGGTGAGCACCAGAAGCTCGCTGTACCAGTCGCTGCCGGTCTTCTCGTACTCCAGCGAGATGAGGTCGCTGAAGGCCCTGGTCTCGCGCAGCAGTTCGAGCAGTTTCTGCGTGATGTAGATCTTGTCTTCCTTCATTTTCCCCTCCTGTTTGGTTTGATTACTTCAAACCTTTTGGGCAAATTAAATTGTCCACACTGACGCCTGTAAGTAAGCTGATCGCGTAGAAGTACGCCGGTCTCATGTTCGCCTTACCGCTCTCCCACAAATAGACAGCCTGTGGCGTAACTCCGAGCTTTTCTGCCAGTTCCTTCTGCGTCATCCCGGCGTTCACTCGCGCCGCCGCGATACTGATTTCTCCCATTCCTGTCACCTCCTATCTGGTTGGGATACATATACATTAGTTTGATTTTATCAAACTGTCAACATAAATTTCAAACTTTGTTTGATTTTTTCGTTCTGTGGATTTATTATGGTGTTGAAGGAGGTGCACCGATGTTCAACGAAACTGAGTATAACAAGACAATAGCGTCAAATTTGAAACACGTTGCTTCATTAAGAGGGAAAACGCAGACGGACATCTCCCGAGACCTCAACATAGCGAAGGGCACCGTCTCGTGCTGGTTCACCGCACGCAGCTGCCCGAGGCTGGAGACGATAGACCGGCTGTGCTCGTATCTTGCGTGCACCAGAGCGGACATCATGGAAGAGCGCAAGCCGCACGACCTCGAAGACGAGGTGCTCGTTGCCAGGGCTTACAGGAACGCTGATGAGGTTACGAAGGAAATGGTTCGCCGGATCCTCGGCGTGAAGGTTGAGTCGAAAAAGGAGGAATAATTGCGATGAGTAAAGGAATGAGGGTGCTGTTGACGGTTCTGGCCGTCATCCTGGTCGTGATGAGCCTGCTGCTCCTGATCGTGTCGCCTGCCGGCATAGCAGGCCTCGTACTGGCGGCGCTGATATTCTTCTTCGTTTGGAAGGCTAAGAAATCAGAAGAGGCTGCAGAGGCAGAGCAAAACAAGCGGATCGCGTACATGAAGGCGAAGGCATCAGCAAAGCCTCGGTTTTACGTCGCCGGCATCGGATACAGATCCGAAGGCCTCGACACTCTTCTGCCGGATGCTGTAGGCTATGCACGACCGTCAGACCGAAGCCGCCGCTACTATAAGTACGGCGTGTACGAAGGGCCCTGCACATTTGAGCCGGAGCCGGATAACCCGGAGGATCCGAACGCTGTGAAGGTCGTCGTCAACAAAGCCTGGCACATCGGATACATCCCGAGGGAGCGGACCGCCGAGGCGAAGCAGCTCATCAGCGAGGGTAAGAGGTTCTTTATTAAGATAACCGGAGGACCGTACAAGTATTTCGACGAGGTCTCCGGGAAATGGATGAAGGAAGACGGCAAATTTTACGCCGACGTCCTTGTGGAGGGTGAATAAATGCCGAAAGCAAAGAAGCTTAAGAGCGGATCCTGGCGTTGCCGCGTCGTGGATCACTACGAGAAGGTAGACGGCACCAGGAAGGCCGTCATGCACTCCATCACGGTCGCGGATCCGTCGTACCATGGCAAGAAGAAGTGCGAGTACCTCGCCGCGCAGTGGCAGGCCAGCCGGCACGAAGACGGCCTCCGGATCGGTCCAGCCATCGACAGGTACATCGAATCTAAGAAATACGTGCTGTCTCCGTCCACGCTCCGCACCTACAAAGGACTGCGGAAGAACGCGTACACCTCCATAGAGGCTCTGAGGCTCTCTACGCTCACGCAGGAGCGCCTGCAGAAGTGGGTAGGCACATTTTCGCGCAAGCACTCCCCGAAGACCGTACGGAACGCTGTAGGGCTTCTGAGCGGCGCCTACAACATGTTTGACGAGCGCATGCCGCGTGTCACCCTGCCGCAGAAGAATCCGCCGGAACTGAGCACGCCGACCGACGCGGAGATACGGCTGCTCCTTAAGGAAGTGGAAGGCACCGAGCTCTGGAAGGCGATCGTGATCGCGGCCTTCGGTACGTTAAGAAGAGGCGAGGTCTGCGGCCTCATGGCGGAGGACCTTAAGGGCGACGAGATCACCGTCCGCCGCTCCGTCGTTGCAGGGGAAGACGGCAAGCTCGTCACAAAGGCCCCTAAGACGCCGCAGAGCGTCCGCACGGTCGTGCTCCCTCATTCTATCGCGGAGAAGCTTCGGAGGCCGTCCGGGCCGCTTGTGGACCTCACGCCGAGCGCCCTTTCCTGCCAGTTCGCCAAGGCACGCGACCGGCTCGGCTTCGACTTCCGCTTCCATGACCTTCGGGCGTACTCCGCATCGGTCCGGCACGCGCTCGGGATCCCGGACGTGTACATCATGAAGGCCGGCGGCTGGAAGACGGACACGGTGCTGAAGCAGGTCTACCGCAGGGCCATGGAAGACCACACGGACGAGTTCACGGGCCGCGCCACGGAGCACTTCGAGGAGCTGCTTCACGGCTGAGTCGTGTCAACTTTCGTGTCAACACCTTTGGCAGATAGTTGCATTTAAGTGCATGGGACTGCACTTTTGATAGTGGAGAATTGCCTTATTTTATGCGGCTTCGCGAGGAATTGCCAGAAAATACTGGCTTTGCGGATTTAGCCCTCCGTTGGGTTCGAATCCCGCTCTCTCCGCTCTATGGAGTCCGTTTTTACGGGCTCCTTTTCATTTCGTGTCAACACTTGTGTCAACACATAAAAAAAGAGGGACACGGCTGTTGTACCGTGTCCCAAGACCAAGAAAGGAGTGTATGGCAGCGGACTGGAGGATGATCCGCGTCATTTACTGATGATCTGCACCCACTCCGGCTCCAGCGCGATCCATCCCGCGCCCGAGAGCAGCTGCCCCCAAAGGTCCGCACCCTTGCCGGTGCTTTCCTTAACGATCGTGAAGACGCCCTTGCCGGTGTATCTGCCGGTCTTGTCGTAAGTGGTGCCCGGACCCTGCCGGATGTTGAGATCGTCGATCAGCACGCGCACCGAGTACGGGAGAATGTGGCCTGTGTTCTTGTAGACCGCGACCCCGTCCGGATCGTAGACCGTGTAGTCTACAGGGCAGGACCGCTTCGCGAGGCTCAGGTCCTTGTAGGCGCCGATCTGCGTCGTCGGGTCCGCCCATGTCCTGCGGATCCTGTACCAGTCGTCCGCCGGCTGTGGCTGAGGCGCGTCCGGCTTCGGGCATACGCCTGTCCGCACAGCCTCCTTGAACTGCTTCCAGGTCCAGTTTGTGCCCTTGCTCCCCTTGTAGCCTTCGCAGGTCACATACGGAGCCGGGCATATCTTCGTGGTGATGTCACCGTGCCGGAGCAGGTGCTCGTTGATGCTGTCGGGCGTGAGCGGCCAGCCAAACTCCTGGAACTTCGACCGGACGAGCTGCACGCATGCCTCCTGCGTCGCCTGGGTGAAGTACCAGGTCTTATCCGACGAGCTGCTCTTGTGGTTCTCGTTGTAGCAGCACATCTCGAT